GATCAAGACTTTGACTTAACACAATTTGGTTTGTTCCTGAGTGCTGACACCATCTATATTAGTTTCCATATCAATGACATGATAGCCCGTATGGGTCGTAAACTTATGGCCGGTGATGTTATTGAATTACCGCACATTAGAGACGACTTATTATTGGATCAGACTAAACCTGCTATCAATAAGTTCTATGTTATTCAAGACGCTAGTCGTGCCGCAGAAGGTTTTAGTCAGACTTGGTACCCACACATTTGGCGCATCAAAGCCAGCCCAATGACTGACGCTCAAGAGTACAGAGATATTTTACAACAAAAGGCCAGTGCTGATGGCACGGACACACTAAAAGAAGCACTGAGCACTTATCAAACAGAATTAAAAATCAGTAATGCAATTATTGCACAGGGTGAAAAACTTGCGCCCACTGTTCTTGATGATGATGCCAATGTATTAAATCCTATTAATAAAAATTATCAAGCAGAAGATAAACAAGTTTACGATCACGGTGAACCAATACAAAATGGTCTAAGTTTCCCTTTAAATCCAAGACAGGGCGAGTTCTTTATGCGTATAGATTATACACCCACAGCATTGTTTGTTTATCGTGGCACACGTTGGCAACGAGTACAAACACAGCAAGGACCTATTGACGTCAGAGATAGAGTATTGAATGGTGCACCATTCATTAACAACACAGCAACAACTATTATTGGCAATCAAGAAATGCCAGAACGCCAGGCACTTAGCCAAGTTATTAAACCTAAGACAGACTTATAATGCAATTTTTTTACGATCAACAGATACGCAGATACCTAACGCAATTTATGCGTCTGTTAGGAGAATTTAGCGTCAAAACAGGCAAAGATAGACATGGTATAGAGGAATATATCCAAGTACCAGTTCGTTATGGTGATATCAACCGCATGGCGGCGCACATCATAAAGAATCAAAGTGAGAACATGATCAACACGGTTCCTTTTATAAGTGTGTATGTAACTGACATGCAGATCAGTGCAGAGCGACGTCATAACCCTACTCACGTAAACAAAGTACAGGTATTTGAAAAGAAATTTGACAACACCACTGGCGAATATATCGAAGGAGAAGTAGGTAATACATACACCATAGAACGCTATATGCCTGTACCCTATGATTTAACAGTACAGGTTGATATATGGACCAGTAATACAGAACAGAAGCTACAGTTAATGGAACAATTATTGGTACTGTTTAATCCTAGTATAAACTTGAAGACCAATGACAATCCATTTGACTGGACTAATTTAACTTATACTGAATTAGTAAACATCGTATGGAGTGTAAGACAAGTGCCCAGCGGAACAGATGATATCATTGACGTCGCCGCACTTAACTTTACACTGCCTATATTCTTAAATCCGCCTGCCAAGGTCAAACGTCAGACACTTATTCACACCATATTGAATGAGATCAAACGTATGAAGGACAACTCACTGGAAGAGTGGGTACCTAATGATCCTATTCCAAATAAACAGTGGGTCGTTGTTACATTTGAAGATTTAAAATTACAGGTACGCATAGAAGGCGACAATGCCATATTATTAAGTAGCAGTGGCAGCATAGTAGATGACGCAGGTAATCCTATGAGCTGGGAAGAAAAACTAAAACCCTATGGTGATTTGCGTCCTGGAATCAGCCATCTACGTCTACGCAGAGGAGACGATCCCAGTGATTCCAGTCAAGATATTATTGCAGTGATCAATGAACTTGATCCAGAGAGTCCACAGCTGGCAAATATCACCATAGACGAAAACAGTTTACCTGCGGCCACTATACCCGCTGTTAGTGCTATTATTAATCCTGCAAAGAATGGACCAGGCAAAGGACTACCTGCAGCCACTCTTGGTCAACGCTATCTTATATTAAGTGACATACCCGAAGGCAGTATATGGGGTGTGACCGCTGCCAGAGAAAATGACATTGTAGAATATAATGGTAGTACTTGGGTAGTTAGCTTTAATAGTAGTGCTACTCCTAGTGCCACGGTGTTAAATACAATGAGCGGCTTTATGTATGAATGGCGCTATGGTCAATGGATCAGTGCCTACGAAGGTGCATATAAAAACGGCTGGTGGAGAATTTATCTGTGAAAATGTTTAGGGGTGTTGGTGCTATTATTGTCAGTGAGAATACTGGTAGGGTCATGACTGTATTACGCAGTCCCAAAGAAAGCCATCCTAATACATGGACATTTGCAGGTGGTAGAGTAGAGATAGAAGAGTCTAATATAGATGCGTTACGTAGAGAATTACAAGAAGAATTAAATTTAACAAAGATTAAAAAAATTACACCATTACACAAGTATCAGAGTAGAAGCAAAGATTTTGTCTACGAAACATATCTTGTGTTAGTTAACAAAGAATTTACTCCAGATCTTAACTGGGAGAACACAGGTTATGCTTGGACTGATATAGACAGCTTACCTAGTCCTTTACACCCGAAGACTAGGCAAATGATATCGTCCAGTAGGCTTGTTACGAAATTTAAGAATTTTTATCAATGGGTGGACAAAAATAATGACAGCAGAGATAATACATCTTCCGGACAGACGAACACATAACATAACACGCTCTGTAGATTTATACTTTTGTTGGGACGCAAGACTCAACAATCCACTGCTCAATAGATTATTCAAAGAGGAAGTAAGCTACGTCGAACGATGGTACTTGCAGACAACACATCTATTAAACATGGAAGATGAGGGGCATCCTATTATACAGACATTGTTCAGTAACCAGGATAATACGTTAAATTTATTACTGGATTCAACTGACAAGGATCTTTGTGTACAGCGAAGACTAACAGATGTCAGTACAATTTTTAGTACAGACTATCAGATTAAAAAATTAACTAAGTGGCAGAGCAAGTGGACCAGTTTAATTAACTATCGTCAAAGACTTTGAACTCAAAAGTTCCTAGATGCCCTAGTTCTCTGGTTACATTAACATCCAGCCAAACGGGAATGTCTGTGCCCTTTACATTCCTAAAAAATTCTATATCTTCTCCAGTGTATTGTCCATTATAAAATCCTAGTTGGAACCAGGGCAATTCTAACTTATCAAATACACCTATCTTTATTAAACAAAAACCCAATGCTATAGCATCCACTTGAACTAAATCTGCTTCCAGATCGGAACATCTAACCCAGGTGTCCCATTGATCTATATGATACCAGGCAGTTGTAATAAACGGTGCCACACGTTTACTATATGCCGCCCCAACTATATCTTCATCGTGATCCAGCAACTCTATTACATGACGTGGTTCAAAAGTTATATCACTGTCAATAAACATAACATGCGTTGCATTCCATTCCTTGGCAGCCATAACAAGTTCATGTCTTTGATTTGCTATAAGCGTTCCTGCACTGACGAATAACTTACTGTCTATGCCCTGTTTGTTTAAATCTTGCGCCAAATTAAAAAGACAAAAGGCAGTGGCAGTATGCATTTGATCCCTGGCGGGAATACATATTGCCACACGTTTTGATACGTTACTAGTAAAGGAGTCTATTAAACTCATTATTTCTTTTTAATTTTTAATTTGTTTGCTGGTGGAGGTTCCATGTCTGCCGGGGGTTGTGCAGGTGCAGTCTCATCTGGTACATTAATACCAATCTGTGTTTCTGCTGCCACGGTGGTTGATTTAATTGCATTTGCCAACTTAACACAGATCTGTGTTGCCTTAATATATGAATCTTCTGGTAGTCTAACCATTTTATTCATTGTTTCTACGCTGGGTTTACCCACAGTCAATATTTCTATTGCCGCTTGTTTACCTAATGTGTTGATCCAATATTCTTTTTCCATCATCTCCCAGTTTAATACTGAGGACTTAAGAGTATTTGGATTTTGTTCTTGCAAATAAGCCAATAACATTGTGCGTTCTGCATTTAGACAACTTAGTTCAAAACTTCCTGTTGTTTGCTCAATGTCACTGTCTATTTTTCGAACACGATTAATAGTGTCTACTATATGTCTTGAAAAACCGGTGCCGGTTTGTGATTTAAAATTATCAAATTCAAATCTACTTGGAATTGGATAAGGACATTTATCGAATGCCTCTGCCAATGATTCTGGTAGCGTGTTTGATTGTTCTTTTTGTTTAGCCATAAAAAAAATACCTCAACTGTAGTTGAGGTATTTAGTGGGTCGCTTCTTATTATTAATATGCGTATGGTGTAGTCTGTCCACCAAAACGTGAACTTAAACTAATCTGAGTGCCAGATGCCTGACCAACGTTAGATGCCAATGAACCGCTTAACGCAATATTTTGACCTGCTGCCGGTGTAACGTTATTGTACGCTTTACGTACTCTACCCATTACAATTTCTGTCCCTGTTGCTGGTAATAAAGCCATTTATAATCTCCTGTGTGTTATTTATCCTGTTAAATGGGACCGTAATCCCATTTAACTATTGGAAATTATAATGTTGGTTTTGAATTACCCAACTGAGCTTCCAGTGTCGTCACTTTAGCACTTAGTTCTTTAACTGCTTCAATTAACAATGCTGTTAGCTTGTCATAACGAACTGTTTTGTAACCAGCGAAAGCAGAGTCACAAACCAATTCAGGAGCAACTGCTTCAACTTCTTGAGCAATAACACCCATCTGATGACGTGCATCAATGCCTAAGCCTAACGCTGTTTCATTTGGATCAAATGTAACACCGTTGATTGCTTCGACTTTTGCAAGTGCGTCGGCGATTGGAACAATGTTTGTCTTCAAACGCAAGTCAGAGTAGTAAGCTGTAACTTCACCAGTAGCAGTAATAGCACCGCTAACTGCAATAGCACCACCAATTGATCCACCACTTGTTGACAAGCTGTTAGTGATAGCACCAGTTGAGCTGTTATAGCTAATACCTGTACCAGCACTTAAACTAGCCAATGTAATATAACTTGAACCGTTAGTTAATTGGTTGTTGTTAGTTGGAATAGTGATTACACCAGTT